CAAAACACACGCAGCCAGCACTGCACCCCGCCCGTGCTACCTGCTGACCGAGGCGAACGGGCTGCCCACCATCAAGGCGGCGAACCCCGACGCGGTGGTGGTGCAGGCGCACGATATGGACGTGGTCCGCGCGTTCTTCAAGGCGGCGCTGGACGGTTCGCTGGCGCGGGAAACCGGCTGCGAAACCATCGTGCTGGACAGCCTGACCGAGCTGCAGCGTATGCTGCGGGACGAGATCATCGCCAGCCGCAAGGGGCAACCGGGCGGCGAGGCGTTCAGCCTGCAGGACTGGGGCACACTGACTGACCGGATGCGCAAGCTGGTGCGCACCGTGCGTGACCTGCCGTTTCACGTGGTCTGCATCGCCCTGTCGGCCAGCGACAACGACGAAGGCACCGGCCAGCGGTACACGCAGCCGTCTTTTGACGGCAAGAAGCTGCCCAATGAGATCGCGGGCTACTTTTCGCTCGTCGGGTACGTGTACCGCGAGCGCGCCAAGGGTGAGGACGGCACCGTGACCGTGCAGCACCGGGTGCTGCTGCAGGGGCCGCCCACCCTGCTGACGAAGGCGCTGCCCGGCCTTGACCCGGTGGAGCCGCCCGACATCTGTGCATGGCTCGCCAAGCTGCACGGCGAGCGCCCGGTGGCAGCTGCGGCACAGGCAGCAGCACCTGCACCTGCGCGCACCGAGGCACCTGACCCCACCCAGCCCGCACGCCGCCGCCGCACGGCGCAGTGACCCCACAACAATCAAGGAGGACAGTACGATGGCATTCATGGTAGACCCGAACGCCCCGCAGCAGGGCGGTGGTGGTGGCAAGCGGCGGCCCGAGGTGCAGCCGGGCAGGAAGCTGGTGTGGTGCGCCGACATGGAGTACGGGCGAAGCAACGCCGGGAATGACAAAATCGACGCCCGGTGGTGTGTGGTGGACGACCCGCAGGGAAACGGTGCCGACGTGCGCGGGCTGTTCTACGACACGCTCACGCTGTCGCAGCGGGCTGTGTGGCGCGTGCAGCAGCTGGCCAAGGCGCTGGGCCAGACCGCACCCTGGGATGCGATGGACCCCGAGGCCACGTGGACCGTGCTGACCCGCCGCCCTGTGTGGGTGACGCTGGTGGACGACACGTACAACGGCAAGACCCGCGTGAAGGTGCAGGAGTTCGCGCTGTACGGTGGCGAGATCACCGAGGCGATGGAGGACACCATCACCGAGGCCGAGCAGTGGTGCCGCGATGGCCGCCAGAAGCGCGCTGCGGGCGGTGGTGGTGGTGGCGGTGGTGGTGTGCGTGGTGGCGCACCCGCCCAGGATGACGACATCCCGTTCTAAGCTGCGCAACCGACACGCCCGCCCGGCACACCACCGGGCGGGCGTTGTCGTGGGAGGGTTCCGATGCGTGACACTGTGCTGCGCGCCGCGTGGTGGGCTGATGCCCGTGTGCAGGCGCTTGACGCCGAGCAGCGGCTGCTGCTGCTGTACCTGCAGGCGCAGGCCGACAGGGACGGCATCGTGCAGGTGGTTAGCGCGCAGCTGGTGCCGCAGCTGCGGGACGGTGCCGACCGGCTGCACGCCGTGCAGCAGGTGCGGGCGCTGGAGCAGCGTGGGCTGCTGGGCCTGTGGCAGCACGCTGACCTGCTGCTGGGCACGCAGACCTGGGCGTGGCTGGTGCGGCAGCACGAGGACCAGCCCAGCAGCGGCGCGCTGGCGCTGCCACGGTGCAGCGACCGCCCAGCACCACCGCGCGAGCTGGTGCTGGCTGTGCTGGGGCGGCAGCTGGGGCGGCCCGCCACCGCTGCCGAGGGCAGGCGCGCCAGCCCGCGCAGCTGGGGTCTGGTGCGCCCGGCTGCACCCAGCGCCGCCCAGGACGTGGAGCGCGTGTGGGCTGCGTGGCGCGACAGGCAGGCGCGCCCTGGTGCGTGTGTGCTGGCCGAGCCGGTGCAGCGGCTGGTGCGGGGCGCGCTGCAGCAGGCCACCGCCGACCAGCTGGTGCAGCTGGTGGCGTTCGCCTATGACGCCGACGAACCTGCCGCCCGGTTCTGGCGTGGCCAGAACGACCATCGCCGCACGTACCTGGGCCTCGACAACCTGCTGCGGCTGGGCAAGCTGGCCGACAGGCTGCAGCTGGTGGAGCAGTGGCTGGCCACGCAGCAGCCAGCGGGTGGTGGTGACGGCACCGACCTGGGGCCGCTGGCTGCCTACCGGCGACGTGGCCCAGCTGGCACGCAGACCACCGTGGACCCGCGCCCTGCGCGGCTGGCGGCACAGTGCGAGGCGATGCTGCAGCTGTTCGTGCGCCGTGGTGACCAGGGCGTGCGCACGCACGAGCTGGCCGAGCTTGCCCTGAAGTATTCCAGCCGTATCAGCGAGCTGCGTGGCTGGGGTGCTGACATCGTGGTGGTGGAACGCAGTGACGACGGCGACAACCTGTACGCGCTGCTGAACCCGCAGCACGTGCAGCATCTGCTGGGAGGGGACAGTGATCAGCTGGATTGACGAGGTGAAGGGCGCGGCAACGGTGGCGCAGGCTGCGCTGGTGTGTGGGCTGCGCACCACGCGCGGGGCTGGGCTGGGGCCTTGCCCCGCGTGCAAGGCAGAGCAGCGGGGCGGTGACGACAGGCGCGGCCCGCTGGGCGCCCGCACGGACGGGCTGGGCTGGCGGTGCTTCCGCTGCGACGCCAGCGGGGACGTGCCCGACCTGCTGGCGCTGGCGTGGTACGGTGGCCGGTTCCGCGAGCTGTCGCAGGACCAGCGTGCGCAGCTGCGGGACAGGGCGGCAGAGCACGGGTGGTGCACTGGTGCCACCCAGGGAGCCACAGGTGCCGCCAGGGGCGCGCCTGCGGTGCGCAGGCTGCCCACACCTGCACCCACCAGCCAGGAGCGGCCACGGACAGCCACAGCGCCGCCAGCGGTCACACCGCAGCAGGGTGGCCCGTTCGGCTGGCGGCCCGACCTGCCCGCCGAGTGTGCCGCCGCACTGTGGTCAGCTGACGGTGCCCAGGTGCTCGCCTACCTGCAGGGGCGCGGCTTCACCGAGGACACGCTGCGGCACTGGCAGGTGGGCGCGCACCTGCTGCGTGGTGCGGACGGGCGGATACTGGAGCAGTACGTGGCGCTCCCGGTGCTGGACGCCAAGGGCACCGCGATGAACGTGCGTTTCCGCAGCGTGCCCGGCGCGTGCCTGCGGTGCGGTGGCACCGGGTGCGACAGGTGCAAGGCTGGGCAAGTGAAAAAGGTCTACCTGCGCTGCCCAGGTGCACCCAGCACGCTGTTCGGTGTGCACCAGCTTGACGGCGACCCCGACAGCGAGGTGGTGATCACCGAGGGCGAGCTGGACGTGCTGGCCCTGTGGCAGTACGGGCTGCAGCGCAACGTGGTCACAGGCACTGCAGGTGCAGGCACGTGGCTGGACGAGTGGCTGGACGTGCTGGAGCCATACCGCAGCTTTCTGCTGGCTTACGACGCCGACGATGCTGGCGAGCAGGGTGCGCAGGCGCTGGCGGCGAAGCTGGGCAGGGAACGGTGCAGCCGGGTCAAGCTGCCCGCCAAGGATGCCGCTGACTGTCTGGCCGCCTGTGTGGGGCAGCGCACGGTGCACGCTGCGCTGGACGCCGCCAGCCCGATGATGGACGTGCAGCTGGTGCGGGTGGACAGCTACGCCGACGCCATCGAGCAGCTGGTGCAGCGGCCCGCCGAGCTGCGCGGGCTACCCACTGGCAGCGCCAAGCTGGACGAGGCGCTGGGTGGCTGGCGGCCTGGGCTGGTGGTGGTGACCGGCGACACGGCAGCAGGAAAGACATCGTGGACCACCTGGGTGGCGCGCGAGCAGGCGCTGCGTGGTGTGCCTGTGATGCTGACCAGCTTCGAGCAGCGCCCTATCGGCACGGTGCAGAAGCTGCTGCGTGCGCAGCTGGGTGGTGACTTTTCGCACGCCAGCGAACACGAGCGCCGCACGGCGATGGCGCAGCTGGGCCAGCTGCCGATCTACGTGCTGGACCACTATGGGGAGCTGGGCACGCAGCAGGTGCTGGAGGCGGTGGGCTACGCCGTGCGCAGGCGCGGCGTCAAGGTGGCAGTGATTGACCACCTGGGGTTCCTTGTCACAGGCGCCGAGGACGAGCGCCGCGCCATTGAGGACGCCGTGCGGAAGATGGCTGTGTTCGCGGTTCAGCGCGAGGTCACGCTGGTGCTGATCTGCCACCCGAACAACCTGTCAGTCACCCAGCAGCGGCGCGTCATGCTGGGCGACCTGAAGGGTGCGAGCGCCATCCGGCAGGATGCGCACGTGGGCATCGTGGTGGAGCGCATCCTGCCCGGTCGCGCAGTGCAGAACCCAGCCACAGCGGTGCACGTGGACAAGTGTCGCAGCGAGTTCGGCCTGCAGGGCGCCCGCGTGGTGCAGTTCTACGACCCTGAGAGCTGCGTGTACGCCGACAGCTGGGAGGCCACGCCAGCAGGGCGGGCAGGGCGCGGGTCCGCGCTGGCAGCGCATTCTGCTGGTGGGTAGAAAAAATCTGAGGCGTCCCCCTTGCGCGGCTAACCGCGCCAGTGTTACACCAGTGGTGTCAGCAGCGAGGCCGCGAGGCCCAGGAGGTCACAGTGAACAACGAACTGTCCAACCAGAGCACCAGTGAGCTGCGCCAGCTGGCGCGTGGAAACGGACCCGTGGCACAGTGCGCGGCCCGCCTGCTGGCCGAGCGTGAGGCCGCCAGCGAGCGGCTGTCGCAGGTGGCGCGCGAGGTGGCGCGCGAGCGCACCGGAGGTGCCCGGTGAGCCGGGTTGACGCTGTGCTGGGCACCGTGCTGGGCGCCACGCTGGCGGTGCTGGGTGCTGGGCTGGTGTGGGGGCTGCTGCAGCCTGACCCCATTCAGCAGGCACGTGGCGCAGAGGCGCACGCCGCCCTGCTGGAGCGGCTGCAGGCAGACGAGCAGCGGTGCGTGGACGAGGTGCTGGCGCACGTGTGGGCCACACGGCAGGCCACCGACGCCGAGCTGGCCGAGGCGCACAGCTGGTGCGACCGCACCAGCGCGTGGCGCTGAACAGCGGCCTGCAGCACCATCACGGGGCGCCAGAAAAAAAGAGCTGGCGCAGCCTTGCGCGCGTAACGGCTGCCCGGTTAGCAGGTGGTGTCAGCAGGAGGTTCACATGGCCCGCAGCACCAGCACCACCACCCGCACCCGCGCTGTCGCGTACCTGCGCGTGAGCACCGATAAGCAAGCCGACCACGGCGTGAGCCTGGAGGCCCAGCGCGCCAAGGTGCAGCTCTACGCCGAGCTGTACGACGTGGAGCTGGTGGAGGTGGTGGTAGACGCGGGCGCCAGCGCCAAGACGCTGCAGCGGGACGGGCTGCAGGCGGCGCTGGCCATGCTTGACAGCGGCGCCGCCGACGCCCTGCTGGTGGCGAAGCTGGACCGCCTCACCCGCAGCGTGCGCGACCTGGGCGAGCTGCTGGACGGCTGGTTCGGGCGCAAGGACGGCCCGGCGCTGCTGAGCGTGCAGGAGCAGGTGGACACCCGCACCGCAGGCGGGCGGCTGGTGCTGAACGTGCTGATGTCGGTGGCGCAGTGGGAGCGCGAGACTATCGGCGAGCGCACCAGCGCCGCGATGGCGCACATGAAGGCCGAGGGCGCCTACACTGGCGGGCGCGCACCCTATGGGTGGCAGGCCGACGCCGAGGGCCAGCTGCACCCGGTGCCCGCCGAGCAGGCTGCCATCGTGCTGGCGCAGCAGCTGCACGGCGAGGGCCACAGCCTGCGCCGTGTGGGCGCGCTGCTGGCCGAGGCTGGGCACCCGCCTCGCAGCGGCGGCACGTGGCACGCCAGCAGCGTGCGGGTGGTGCTGGCTGCACGGGTGGCGGCTGCGCGGGCGGCATAGCCTACAGGGGCCAAAAACCGCCCACAGGGCGCGCGCGG